ATAGTTAGTTCAAATGATGGTATTGAATAATTGACTATTCGTTGTTCTACACCAGAGTCAAATGGATATGCAGAACCTTGTTTAGACCATTCTTGAATGTCATGATGATAATTATGCGATAGTAATACGCTTGTAAGATTATTCATACTACCTGCTTAATTGTTCTTCTGACAGTTCCGTTTGTTTGTAAAGAGTTATTGATAATATTTTCGATAGTTTGTTTATTACCAACTAAATAATTATTAAAAGATACAGCGTCAATAGCTTGGACATTAAAGTTAATTTCAGCAGTTGTTACATTGCCACCGCCACCAACTTGATAACCTGCATTCATAGCTTCAATAGCACCTCTGTTTCTTGATGCACCAGCTCTATTGACTACAGCTTCTCCAACTTGTAATTTAGCCAGTCTTTCATCTGACCTCATTCCAGCATGATAACTTGGCAGACCAATTAATCCACCAGTATGTTTTACTTCTGCTGTTCCAGTATGAAAACCAAGTCCACCAAAACTTCTTAATAATGGAACAATAACTGATTGCCTAACTTGTATTCTAATCAAATCAGCAATAATTGAATTAGCCAAATCCTTAAAAGTTGTTTTAGTTCCCATTGCCATATTGACAAAAGCATCTTCTATACCTCTAGCTACTTTAAATCCAACATTGCCTAAATCTTCATTTCTTCTTTTAGCATCTTCGACTTGTTTAATATATTTTTCAAAACCAACTTCTGTGCCATAATAAAATTCTTCAGCAGATTGTCTTAATTTTTCCCAAATAGTCATATTAGCCTCTAGTTCTTCACTAGATTTACTAATTGAACCATTAACACTATCTTGAACGCCTTTTAATTTATTAAGTTCTCTTGTATATTCCTCTATCTTTTGTTTGTTGTCGCCAAATACACCAAAGTTAGCTAATTTAGAATCTTTTTCTAATACTGTAATTGCTTGTTCTAAAAATGCTATTCTTGATTCATCTGTATCTGCAAATAAATCTTTTAACTTTAATATTCCAAGACTAACTCTTGAAAGTAACAAATCAGCACCTTTTAGGATATTACTAAATAAACCAAATGCACCGGATTCAGAACCTATTTGAATTAATGTCTGACCAAGTTGGGTAGTTGTTGAGTCTATTTGACCTAACATTCTGTCATATTCAGCTAATACAGATGCGTCCATAGCTTCTTGTGATTCTTTAACAACTTCACTAACAAGTCTTAATTTTTCTTCTAATGAAATAGCTTTTAAATCAATGTCATCAAATTGTTTGCCCATTTGAGCATATTTTTGTTCAAGTATATCAACTACAAAACCTTGAGCCTCACCAGTAGTGTTAAGCATGACTAAGTTGTCATGTAATGTTTCTGCATCTTCATGTGGAAAGGCATAACCAAGAGCAATAGCATCTTTAGCTAGTTGTTTCATTTGTTCATCAGCAAGACCAGCAGTTTGCGCTGATTTTAGAAATCCTGCAACTTGTTCTGCAGTAGCTTGAGAAGATAGTGCGGTTTCTTTAGCAAATTGACGCATTTCTCTTGATAGACCAACAGAAGCTCTTTCAAATTGGACTGCTTCATTAGTAGCTAAAGCTATAGTAGCACCAATTGCAACCCAACCGGCTCTAAGCCTAGATAACATTGAATCAGACTCATTACCAACTTTTTTAGTAGTTCTGCCTAAATCATCTGTTTTCTTTTCTACATTACCTATTGCTTTTTCGGCTGGTCTACCTTTAGCAATAATGTCAATTTCTAATTTTTCAGTTGGCATTCTCTAATTCCTTTTTGTGCTGAATTTTATATGCTAATAATAAACCAATCTCATTCATTGGTAAATCGTTTATTTCTGTAATGGTCTTACCAAGTTCAAATGCTAAGAAGCATTTTGCATTGAGCCATTCGTCTTTTTTAATAATTCTTGCTGTTCAGTTATTATATCTGATACAGACTTTAAACCCATAACACTAGCCAAATAGCTAGATGTTTCATAGGTTATGTTTTTTTTAATCCAATCAACATCAGTTAAATTAGTAAAAACACGCTCTCCATTCTCATTTAATAATTGAAAATAGATGATATAACATCTTAATAAATCATCATCATAGTAAGTTAAATCAGTAGTTGAGCCATCTGTTTCTTTTACTGTTTTTGTCTTTTTAGATAACTCTAATGCTCTTGCATGGTCATCTCCGGACATAATTCGATAATAGACTTTTTGTATTTCCCCACTAACAACAAATTCAGCTGAACGCAATTCTGTTGCTTCTCTCTCCAATGCTTTTAATAATTTATCCATAATAAGAAAAGGGAGGTTTTACCCTCCCCCAAAGATTAAGCGATTGTTAATGCCCCAGTCCCCTCAAAAGAGAATGTTGCTTCAACAATACCATTAACATCATTTGTAACGCTCTGTCCAGTAATGATTGCACTACCTGAATACACATCATAACTTCCAGTTCCAGCACCAAGTGTTAGTGATAGAGCTACTGATGAGCCACCAGTTAAACCGGTTTGTAATGCACCTTCTGCTGTTCCAGAAGCGTCAAAGATTGCTGTAATAGAACCAGACCACGAGTTTAGTGTCGCAGTTGATTCTTTCCAGCCGTTTGAATCGAAGTCTGTAGTGTCAACTGTTTCTTGAGTTACATCTAAAGACCAAGCTTTAGCATTACCCATAGCACCAGAAGCAACAGATACAGAACCTTCGTGTCCTACTATAGCCATTATATTACTCCTTCCTTAATTGTAGTAAATGTTATTAAATAACCACGCTCTTGCGTTTCAACCTCGACTTCTAATCCGTCAATGCCTTCATCTCTAGTTGCAATAATGATAGCTTTCATCTTGGCTTCTGAATATAGCTTTTTATCTAAATAAAGTTCCCAGACTTCAGTTAAATCATAAGCTAGATTATCAAAAGTAGATTCATCTTCATTAATTGCATAAGACTTAGATACTTCACGAAATTCCCTATTACTAAGTGTTTCATTAGTAGTAAGTTTGTAGCCTTTGCCCCTTAACAGACTAATCATTTAACCAACCTTACCTGCACAGATACATCTTCTTCTGCATCTTCGTCTATGACTCCATCTTCATCAATATCATAGTCTGCTTTAAGAGTTGTCATTTCTTTCTCATAACGCTCTTTAAACAACATATAGTTTTGATGAAAAATGTCATCAGTATCTGCATCTTGTCTTTTAGCAACACAGATTAGTTCTAGCGTCTTAGTCAAATGAAGTTCTTTCATCTGGCTAACAGTTAAGAATAAATCTATATCAATACCTTTATTTCTCATCTCATTTTTAATCATGTCATAAGCACGACCAATATAAGATTGAAAATCAAGATAGACAATACCAAATACAGTAGCAGAATCAACAGCATTACTTAAAGCACTAAAGCCAAAAGTTCCAGTTGAATCTGTGTAAGTTGTGATTGTTGCGTCCTCACCTTTATTGTCGCCAGTTATGAATGAGATAGTAGCCCCAACCATCTCTGCTTCTACGAGTGCAGTTAATCTGCCACATACAAGCGAAGTAGTAGAGCCACTATCTGCTTTTTCATAATGGTCTGCCAATATAGGCAAAGCCGAAATGATGTCTGCGTTCTTTAATGTCCAGACAGCCATATTAAATATCCTCTAATGATTTAAGGTTTTTCATCACATCATAATGCGACTTCTTAGACAATGTTATTACATCACCAGCCTTAAAAGTATAGATTCCACCATCTATGCCATGAGAACCATCACGCAAAGCACGAAGTTTATACTTCTTGGCAGTAGCCTTCTTGACTACTTTTTTAGCCTTTTCAACTACTGTCTTAGCCATTTATTATGCCCCAGTAATAACTCTAACAGCGTTCTCATCAATAATGCCATACTTCATGATGCCATACCAACCGATATTAACTGTTCTGTTTAGATTGTCATTACCTTCTTTAACTACTAATGAAGGTTGCATACCTACAGCTTTACCTAGTGCGTTCTTACCGAAACAAACTACCTCACCAGCTGTTACAAGTGGAGATTCAATGATAGTGAAACCTTCTAATGAACCAACCATACCATTTGTAGCTTCTGGAAGTGAAGTGTTTTGAGCGATAGGAATGTAATCACCTTTAATGTCAGATACCTGAGCTGGGTTCATAAACGCAACATAACGACCATCTTCAAACTTAGCGATACCAGCACCAGCTAGTTCAGTATAAGCTTCTCTAAGGTCTAGGTTGTCTAAAGTTCCAGCTGTGTCTGGAGTTACTGTGTTAGAACCAGCTTCCAAAGCACCAAGTGCTAAAGACTCAGAAGTTTCACCTAAGTTGATACCAACAAGCTCAGCAGACGCAAGGTCAGCTTTACCAGCAGTAGCTACATTAGCAAGTGAAGTTGAAGTAATAACATTACCATATTCAGCCATAGTTAGCGTTACTTTAGTATCAGTCATAGAAGTTGAAGTAGCTTCTGTGCCATCAGTTAAAGCAGTAGTCGCAGGACTTAGTCTTGAGAATACAGTAAATGAAATAGATGACGCCATGTCATCTTGTCTAATTGTTGCATATCTATCTATGCGGTTATAAGTTTCACCAGATACAATTACGGCTTGATTCATTAAATCAACAACTGAATCTGACAAAACTGACTTAGTATTTACAGCCATTTTTTACTCCTTAAGTAAATTAAAAA